CCTTGAGGATCTGAAAGTAAGCCTTTATCATCTAGATATTTGCCATAAAAATTAGCTATATCATTCTGAGCTTTCTTTAACTCCTCTGCGTCTCCAGGAGAATAAGTAACATTCCGGTCATTTAACTTAAACTCAAAACCTTTGAACTCATTGTTAAATACTTCGTTGGTCTTTTTTAAGAACCAATCACTCTTTCTTCTGTTTTCTTCTTGATACGATTTCGCTTCCTCAAGATATTGCTTATATGCTTCTTGTTCTTTTATAGCTTCATCAGACATCCCAACCGTACTTGACTCAAGGGGTTGTTTATATATATCCTTCTGCTCATTAAAAAACTTTTTAGCTTTAGCAAGTTCTTTTTTCTTTGCTAGTTTTAATTTCTTTATCTCCTTTTCTTCATCAAGGTCTTCATCAAAATCAAATTCATCTACCATATCTAGAGCATCTGATTTATCAATACCTTCTTCAGTAGATAAATAATATTCTGCTAACAATTGGTCTGCTTCCATGGAATCAAAGTCACGTTGTAACTTCATGTAATCTTCCATGCCTCGACCTGTTTCTTTTTTATACTTAAAGTAAGCAGACACATCTTCAGGTAATTCTTCGGATGCTTCTCGCTCTGCCATCAAATCATCAAATGAATTGATTTCCTTTCCGTATCTTTTTCCAATATATGAAAGAACGTCTTCATCCGTTAAGGATGATTCTTCTGTGGCTTCTTCTGTTGAATCTGCCTGTGGAGTACCCTCCACTATTGTTACTTCTTCTTTGTTTGATGTATCTTCAAACTGTTCTTCGTGCTTTTCAAGTAATTCTTTTTCGACTTCTTGGACACTTTTACTTTCCGTATCGTCTAGTGCTTTTACTTTTATTTCCATTTGATTTGATTTTTTACAAAGTTACACAAAAATTTTACAATATTTTAAACTACCTTGGAGAAAACTCTGCAAGGTCAAAACCATCTAAACTATCTTCATTAGATTCAAAAGTTTGAGGTGGTAAATTATTCTTACGCTGATTAATTAATTTTGACTGCTCTGAGTTTTGTTGACTAATTCTTTCAGACTTAGATTTTTCTCTTTGAGTCTCTCTATCTTGTAAAGCTGTTTCACTTATACCTCGAAGTTGTTGGTTATAAGCAAACTCTTCTGCCATCAATTTACTTTTCATTTCTGCTTCTGCCTGCATCTTTTGAATTTCATATTGAATCTCTGCTTCTTTTAATTGCATCTTAGACTCAAACTCCATTTGTGTTTTTTGCATAGACGCTTGAGCAGCCATCTGTTGTGACTGCATTTGTTGTTGAGCCTGCATTTGCTGTTGCATTAATTTCATCTTGTCATCATTCTCTTGCTTCTGTGTTCTTTTTAATTTTAACAATTGAGTTGCAACTTTAATGTTTTTTATTTCTCTAATATCTATAGCATCTTCAAGATTAATATCACCCTTAGATAAAGCCATCTGAATGTTTTGCTCAAGCATTGCTTTTTGTTCTTCATCAGGTGTAACTTCAATGAAAATACCAAAGTCGTAAATATATAAATCTCTTATTTCATTCAATAATGCTACATTATACTTTCCTATTTGATTAGTAAACTCTTCTGCAAATTCAGAATATTCTAACAAATCAGATACTCTATAAGTAAGACCTTCGGATAATGTTCTATAGATATATAAACTACCATTAAGAATATGTCTTGTCGCAGTATTACTATTTAAGGCTGCAAGTTTTTGAACACCAACTAAAGAGTTGGGGTTGGGTGTTGAACCATCTCGTGCTTCATTAAGTCCTGTGACATCCCTAATCATATTTAAATAATGATTATAATTATTCACTAACATATTTAATTTATTACCCCCTGAATTACTATTTAATTCTTGAATAGGAACTTTAGCATGATTGTATTCTCCATCTTGAGTAAAACTTCTACCAATCACACTACCTGTTTGAAAGTATAATCTTAATGCGTCTTCAGGATTATAAGCATTTCCTGTGCCTAAGTCTACTTCATTTAATCCATCCGCATCTATGTATACCCCATCAGGAACTACTCGTGATAATACTTGTTGAAGTTTAAGATGAGTCATTTGAATTAAGTCAGCAAAGGGAATCATTCTTCTTACTAAAGATTCAATAGATCCTTTATACATTCGTGGTGCTACAGCTACATAACTTGGTAGTGCGTGTTGACTTGCTGACTTTGGTCTAACCATATTTCTAGCCAACTCCCACTTTAATATAATATTAGTTCCCATAACCATCACACCTTCATACCAAACATCAATAGTCTTCTCTATCTTTTCAAAGTTTCCTTCCTCCATCATTTCTTCCGGTGGATTAAAGGAGTCATCCTTTTCAATAACTTTACTACCTCCTCCATCAAACAATTTCTTTTTGTACACAGTCTTTTGCGTAGTCTTGTAGTTAAAATAAAGTAATGTGCAAGTGTCTTTGTAAAATAAACTATTCTCATAAAACTGAGCAACACTATAATAGTTATACCAATTCTGACTGTGTTGACTAATTTTTTCTAAATCCTCATTTGTTAATGTAGGGTCTATCTTTAATAGTTCTGTAATACCTAGAGTCTTTATTTCACCCCAATAGAAACAATCTTTAAAGTGAGGGTCTTCCGTATAACTGTAAACTACATTTGCAGGGTCAACGTATGAAACTTTTATTCCTGCTCCAGGAAGAAACTCATGTTTCACCATTCCAATTCCAAGAACCATTAAATCATAATCACATCTTTTTCTTGTATCTTGATAATGATTTTCTTCAAGAACAGTATTTATTGCTTCTTCTTCTGCTATCTCAATTGCAGGCTTGTAATTAAGTTGCATATATAAAGACAGCTCTTCATCTGTATTTGGTAATTGTTCTTCCGGCATTACAAATCCATCAACTCCTGATTTTTCTTGGACAAGTTTAATTAAATCCTTGCCCACCATTTGTTTCTCAATCATTTGTTGATACTTACTTCTCTTGGCTTGAGACATTGCATCTTGAGAGTAAGCATTAACTTTAAATAACCGATCAGACATTCCATTAACCACAATGTCTACAAACTTTGGTATAATAGGAACAGGAGTCCAATCAAGATTAAGATAAGATAAATCACCATCAATCGATAACTCATTTTTATATTTAGCTATAGACTGTTCTCCTCGTGCATATAAGCGTAACCTATTAAAGTTGGCAAACTGATTATAAAATCTACATTGGTTTCCATCTTTTCTAAACCACTCGTATTGAATAGCTTGTCCAATTTGTAATCCATATTCGTCTGTTGCTTTTTCCGCATCCGATACAAATTGATTTGGAAAACCAACATCGGAAATATTTATCTTTACTTCTTTCATTACTTAATTAATTCACTGTAAATTCCTTTGTTCCTATACCTTGCAAAGTTAATGCTTATTTTTGACTCTTTTTTCTCAGGTTGATATAAGTGTTTTTGTATAGCCATAATAGCTAACCCTGAACTTATTGTTGCGTCATATCGAGTTCTATTATTAATATCAAACTTTGCCCAATCTTCTAATGTTCTTGTAAATAACATTGAGCCCATGTCATCGTTATCTCTATACGTCCCTTCTATATCTAAACCTACGTGTTTCTCAATGTAAGACTCAACTGCTGATGCATGAGACTGCTTAACATCTTCAGAGCTATTGGGTATACCACCCAACTCTCTTTCAGTCTTAGATAGTTTATTATAAACCTTGTCAGGTCTATTCATAGAGAATCCTCTATAACCTCTATTCTTAAAATGATATAATATCCTTGGCTTGTTGTTCTCTGCAAGTATTGGCATTCCATAAAATACACAAGCCATTAATACTTCTTCAAAAAATATCTCAGCCGTTTGAGGTCTTGCTACATACTGCAAGAAAAACTCATTGCTTGGAGCGTTGTCCATATTAAATTTAGTTACACCATGTAATGCACCATTAGAACCACCACCACCAACTACTCCTGATATATCATACGAGTCACAACCAAACGCACCTAAGTGTTCGTTCCCTGGATACTTTACTCCATTCTTTATTATAACTCTATTTTGTAATCCTTTCTCCGGTGTCCAACCAACTAAGAATCGTCCTCGTGTATCAGGACTAAATACAACCTTAGTGTCTTTCTCTCCATTCAACCACCTAAATGATCCTCGTGTTACATGATGATCCATCATCAATGAATCGTTATAATCAATCTGTTGGTATATCTTGGTTAGATTAAACAATGAGGCTTTACTCTCATCTCTAAATGCGTGTGACTCTGTTCGAGGAAACTGTCTGTAAAATTCATTCAATGCATCGGGGTCTCCTTTTAAAGAATGAACTTCATTCTCCCAATAGTCAATAGCACCAAAGTCAATCATCTCATCATCTACTCCTAACACTTCTTTACTTGGTGTTCTAAACACAGGGTATCCATATCTATCTATAAACCCTTCCATGTTCCACTCCATAGGAATAAATAAAGAATACATACCACTCTTTGTCATTCCATTAGAATTTCTTTTTCTTACATCAGAACTTTCATATAACTTTTTAAAGTTACTTCCTCCTTTGTTTAATGCGTTAGAGGTTGAACCCATCATGCACTTACCAATTATCTTACTACCCAAACGCAAACAAGTTTTAGTTACCCTCCAATTGTTTAGTATGTCATTTGGCTTTAACCACTTCCCACTCTCATCGTGTACAAGTAGTAATAACTTCTCACCATCATAGGAGTTGTCATCGGTATTTTTCCAATCAATAGTGGTGTCTAATCCCTCCATCTCATCATCGCCTACCTCATGCATATTCTTTTTAGTAATCTTAGATGCAGGCACACGATAAGCCAACTCAGTCTTTGGTCTGTCCATACCATCTTGAATAGGTTTAAAAAAGAATGGCAAGTGCTGCGATATCGGAACTACTTTATCAGTGAACATCTTCTTTGCATCCGAACCTGTCTTAGATAATATCCCTACCCTAGAATCTCTTGCAATACTTGCAGTATTTACTGCCTCTGCTGACCCCATAAAAGAAAATCCTGAACGTCTTATCTTTAGGTATACCATACCAAAACAACGCTTATCAGCCTTACAGGCTTCCCAATATATAAAGAATATTCTATTAGCCTCTCTATAGTCCGGGTAACCTATGTCAATCTTGGTCCACTGTAAATACATATAGTGTGCTCCTGTAATATAGGTAGGAGTGTTGTTGTTTAAAAACCAATGACCTTCTTCTCTATTATCAAACTCTTCTTCAATGTAGTCTACCCACTTATCTTTAAACTCTCGTGGCATTTCATTCCATTGGAAGATACTATTAATTCTATCTAAATGTTTTGGGTATTCTTTTCGTGTCCAATAGTTTGCACCTTTTTTTATTTCTTTAGGAACTTTGGGTAATCCAATATATAAACCACTAATACAAACTACTTCTCCTATTACACCATCTTTAGAAATTACAACTAGGTCATACTCCTTATTGTATCCATAGTCCCAGGACTTAGTTCTATTCTTACGAGATAAAACTTTAGGAGTAATATAATCTTTTATTACTTTGTATAAACTATTTTGACCTTCGTTCTGCAAATCCTTGTTTTGTATCTATTCGTTTTGTTCCTGTGCTTTCGTAATCTAATTTTTCTTTCTCCTCATCTATACGTTTTAATATGTCAAACGCATCTATGATGGCTAGTTTCTTTGTAGCTGCAGCATTCTTTAATCTATCTGCCGCAAGTTCATCTTCAGGATCAGGCTTTATTATTTCCTCTTGAGCAACCTTTATTAATTCTTTAACTGCTTTTTTTCCTGCCTCTATTATCTTTAGTTTGAGTTGATTTGATTCCATTTGTTTCACTTAATATTTTTTCAACTTGTTTAATAAAGAAGTCTCTTTCTTCAAGACGTATCATTGCAATCTCCTTTATAAAGTTTTCTCTTTCCCTATGACATTGACTAAGAAACTGTTCCCTTTCTTTATGCCATACTTCTCTTTCTCTTGT